TTTATCATCTATAACATCGGCTACTTCATAATGAAAGAAAGGAGTTTCGCTACGCATGAAGTCATCTGATAAGAATAATTTACCAAACGATATTAAGTCTTTACTTGCAAGTCTTAAAGCTTCTTCAGCCTCACTTACGTTTTGGCTGTTTATATTCATCTAAAATGCTGGAACTGTTCCTTTTATAACAGGAGAAGTAGTTATTAAATCCACTAGAGTTCTCAACCCAGCTTGTTTTATTAAGTCTTGCCTACCATATGGATATAATCTTTCCCATCCCTTTAAATGAATATTAGTGTGAAAAATATCTTTCCATTCGCTAGGATGCATTTTAAAATCCCAAATATCTTCATAATGAATTTTACCTCCTTTTAATTTCCATGAATATCCTCCCATAACTCCATGAGTAACGCCTCGGGCCCCGGTTTTAGTAAGCATATCTGCCCCCATTTTTATTTCATCTATAAGCATTTGGCCTCTTTCACTCTTAGGATTAAAACTTAAAGTACCATCTTTATTCTTTTTAAAAATATTTGTTCCTTTTCTTGGATTTAACCCAAATGTTGTTCTATACAAATACTCTCTTGCTTCATTAACTGCTTTATGATGTTTCATGCCACCCCCAATCACACCATATAGTGGCTTATCTTGTACTATAGATTTTATAGTTCTACCAATTGCCCCACCAATTCTTTTAACTTTACTTGATTTTTCCCACGCTTTCTCTGCCTCTAACGACATTCCTCTACTACCTCCAAACATTACATTTTCTCTAATTGACTTTAAAGAACCTCCATATCCAAACGGCTCTCTTATATTAGTCGCAACTCTACCTATAGCTTTTGGAGTTTGTGACATCATCATTGGAATACTTAAAGCTCCTAATAGATTTCTTGACGTTTGCATCTGGGGGTCTGAAAGTTCAGAAGGAGGGTCTATAATATCAACAAATGGTATACCGGGTAATATATCAGCGACTCCCGCTGCCATAGAACCAATAGGCCCTGATTCATAAAGCTTATCTGCTGTTTTCTGTATTATATTTCTTTTATCTTCAGGCATTTTGGATACACTACCATGCAATACTCCTTGAATATCGTGCCAATCGCCTTCAGCTTTTGTACCTTTTATTTCCTCATAAGGCAAAGTCATAAGAGTTGATATATAATGTTCTTCTCGAAATTTATCCTCTACACCTATTGAAGAAGCGGATGTTGTAGAAGCCGGGGCTTCATACAATCCAATATGCTTAACTCTTTTCTTTTTCTTTTGATTTGGCATCTAAAAACTTTTCAAATTTCTTATCATGTTTGTTCATTTCAATATACAATTGCAAAACTTTCTCTAAATTTAAGAATCTTTCCGATAACATTGAAACAACTATTCTTGTGTTCTGGACTTCTCTTTTTAAATCATGTTTGGAATAAACTTTTTTCTTTTTCAATTTACTTCCTCTATTTTAAACTCATCTAATAATTTATCTTCTTGAGCATCTTTAGTAAAAGAAACAATAGCTTCTACAAATCCTTGAATATATGATTTAGCTTCTATCGTAGTATCAAAAGACCTCATCAAAGCATCAGTCTTATCATTTTTAGCTTTTTTCCATAATACTAAATATCTTCCTCCATATATCATTTTTGATTAATTCTCCCAACATTTTACACTATCTTTTGTAAACTCCATTGTAATCCATCCCGTTCTTACAATTGGGTACATAGAATATCTTGCATACTCAGCATATCTTAAAAATGAACCTCCTCTTACATACCAACGACGCTTAAGAGCTTCTTCATCGCCATCAACCATAATCGAATCCACTGGTTTAGCATAGAGTTGGTGATTATGCCCAAGTAAAAAAACATCCCCTTCTGAATAGACAGCTGCAAGTTTGTCCAACTCAAGGTCACCATTTTTCGCACCACTTTTTCCATGTCCACTAACAAGATACCAATCCTTATCTTTAACAGTTATTCGTGAATAGCCTGGGTATTTAAAGTAAGGAACGTTCATCTCAGCAGCTAAAGTCCTGCAAACATCAAAATCCAGTATATTAAAGCTACGAAGAAAATCATGATTACCCCCACGAATAAATAAGCATTTATCTTTTATAGGAGCTACTAATTGTAAAAAAGCTAAATATTGCTCATCAGGTGAAACTGATTGTCCTCTTTGTGATATTTTATAGTTTGGAGGTATCAATTCTAATAAATCACCATTACCAAACCACACAGCATTTGGGTCTTTAGAAATAGTAGATACAGCTTCTGAAAACTTCTTTAAATCAAACTCATGAGCACCTACATGAATATCTGTAAGACAATGTACTCTGATAATCTCTTTTGACTTATAAGAAAAAATATGTCCTGGTTCTACTAATAGATTATATTCTTTTACTTCAGTATCTATTGGTATGGAAAAACTAGATTTACATGAATGACACTTATATCTTTGATTAATCTTATCTTTACCAGCTCGTTTCCCATCTTTTTTTGTATACATTGATGTACATCGAGGGCAAACCATTATTTGTCCTCCAAAGATATTGACGTAATTTGTTTATTATCTCTTGTGGCTCCTTCAATTTCATCTGGAGAGAATCCTTGAAATACTCCAAGCAACCCTACATCTTTTTGTTTTACTGTATTTCCTGCAGTCCCAACTATCTTACCTAATTCTTTTGTAGACTGAAGTATGATATTATCATCTTCACTATAATCTGCAAGATTTTTTAACTTACTAAGAACATATTCATGGTCAATCCCAAGACTCTTCGCTATGTCTAGTACTGATTTTTCTATTTCTTTCATAACTCTCTCCTGTTTTAATAATATAGTCGCTTTTTTTCTTGCACTGTTACTTGACAATTCACTATATGCTTTCTTATATGCGTCTACCGCTCCCATTCCTACTACTATATTTGTTGCAAATTCTCTTTCTTTCCTCGTTACATTCTTTCTTTCCTTAACTCTTCTGCCTGTATTATTTATACTCTTACTAAATGTATATCTATTTGGATGGGAACTAAAATCCGTATCCATCTTTGTAGTATATCTATTAATGAAACTACCTACTATTGTCCTAACCCAACCTTTAGCATATGTATAATTCTTCCTATCATTTGGATGTTTAACTGATTTGCTAACTTTTAGTAATTGGACTATCCTACCATCATCACTGAATACCCAATCACCCTCATCAGAATCACGCCAGTCTGGTTTTACTACCCTATTTGGATGATGAGCCTTAAACTCATCTATGTCATCGTAGACATAATGAGCTTTACCCTTTATTGATTTCTTTTCCAAATTTCAAATCTTGTAATTGTAAAAAAAGATTGTCTATTAATTCATTTACTTCTTTTGGGATAATAAACACTTCTCCATTTATTTCTATTGGATTACAATCATTAGATAAACTCTTTAAAGCTATCTCCTGTTCTTTAATTGAAAACTCCAACAATTCTTTTATTACTTCTGCCATTGTAGAATATAAGACTTTATTTACTTTTTTGCATAGTTAACTTGTATATCGCCACCCAAAGAAGAACTACACATATTAAATTGAACAATAGGGGAGACACATGTCGAATCGGCATTATAACGAACACGGCTACTAACCACGATATTGCCAACTTTGGCCAAAAATTTTCTATTTTTTCCATCACGTAATGTTCGATTTTTTCCCATTAAAATATTCACCCCTTTATTTATTCCCTCCCTACCACCCATTAATTTAAATACTTGTCAAGTATAATGAAACTACTATTTGACCAAGTCATTTCCTAAAAAAAAATACACCATTTTGATATTCAACCTTTTTTACCTATATACCCCCCTATCGGGGGTTTTCGTAAAACGAATTTACGTTATTTTTGATTATATATAAATATATTAGAATCTATTAACAATAAACAAAGGAGTCTATTATGACTGAGCAATTCACACATGAAGAGGTGAAGGAAAGTGCTGCGAAGACGTGGCGTGACATGATGGCTGCACATGCTAAGGCTGATGTTAAGCGTGGGTATAACCGATTCATTGGTTCTATACCTAGTCAGAATGACATAGTTCGTAAAGGTGTAGCGCATCTTCAGTTCCTTAACACTATATGTGTAGCTAATGGCTGGAAGTTAGTATGGGAAGACCCAGATGCCACCCCAGTGAACCCCGGTAGCCTTACCTAGGTGAGGGGTTAACACCCCTTTTGTTGTGTGTTGTTGGGCTTGTGTTGTAATAAAGCAGAATATATCACGTAACGTGGGTATATCAGGTGTATAAAGCAATGCAAGCTCACACACACTTTATGTATCACTTTTGTATTAACTTGGGCAATAACCTTAATAATTTGATAAAGCTATCATCGTGGTAGGTCGACAACCGTACCGTGCAGCGGACTTTCAGTATCTCTAATAGAGTATAGCTGATGCTTGACACTATTTAAGGAACAATTTAGTGAATCATAAGCGGTGAGGCTTTATCAATAATTTTTCATTAATAACCTTAATAATCATGGAGTAACTATGACACCTATAACTATTTTAATAAAGCATTGTATGTCTTATGGCAAAATATTATCTGAAACATCTAAAGTAATAACATATCTAACCAAGAATGGTTTGCGTGTTGTTATATCTAAAAGGAGAAACCAATGACAATCATAATTCAATCTCACACTTACACAATCAATCTTGATAATGTGTCTTACTTCAGGTCAGAAGAGTATGACCAAACCATGTTCACTATGGATAATGGTCGCAGAGTAAGGATAACATGTCCTTATGATGAAGTTCTTAAACAAATAAAGAACAAATTGTATAGTATTATGGGCAACCAAACTGCTGTCTTCATTGAGTTAGAGTATGGGGTTAGAACAGCTGAAAATGTATTTGCTCAAATAGCTAAAGTACAGGGAGACTCATGATGGAAAAGACTAAACTTGATGAGCTCGAGACTCATTATAACCTGTTGTTTGATTATATGTTCTCAACTGGCACAATACCTTATAGTAATTTCTTAAGAATGATTAAGAACATAAAAGATAAAGATGTTGAGCAGTATAGAACAAGGTTAATATTGCAGAAAA